GATACCTTGATAGATGTAATCATTATCAGTGGCATCGTGTTTACCTGTTACCGTCAGTGTGTCATCTTTCAATTCAATATCAAGATCAGTCTTACCAAAGCCAGCGACAGCCATTTCAATCACGAAATGTTCATCATCAACCTTCTTAATGTTGTATGGTGGATATGCTGGAATCTTAGGTAGGGCTTCTGATGCTTCACGGAGTCGATCAAAGATAGTCTCGAAACCGATAGCGTTTTTGTATAGGTTGTTATTAAATTCTCTAAATGCGTTCATGTTGTTCTCCTATTAAGCGAGATGTAACGACGATACCTTTCGGCTATCGTCATTACATTATATAGTAACTGTCATATATTTGTCAAGGGTTATCCTATCAACCAATTTCTTCCATTGGAATATACAGGAACACGATTAGAGCCGCCACCAATAACTGCGGAAGCAAATGTAGTGGTTGTGGCATCATATACAAATGCTCTAGCGCCAGCACCTACAGTATTGGCATTAGGTAGCATAGCAAAAGAATTATTACTTACAATTATTGTTCCATTACCATCAAGAGCAAACTTTGTATTACCATCAACACTAAAGTTTAAAAGTTTTGAACTGGCATTTGCACCATAACCCATAGTAGAAATACTCATAGCAATACCATTGTAGGTATTAGTATTACTCATCCATACTTGAGACATATTTGCTATTGATACTGTCATATTGTTATCACCGATGCTGTTAAATTCAATGTTGGATTAAATGTATGATAATCGTCTATTGTAATGTATTGTCCGTCAGGCTGAACGAGAGCATTAGATACCGTATCTATAGAAGGATAAGCATAATCACCTGTCATCACTCTTGTATCAAAATAGTTACTAAATGTAAATGAGCGACCAGATGTCTGTCCCACTACAGTGGTACCTGGACCAATAGGCGATCCTTGTAAATTACCTAGCTGTGCTACTGCGGCTCCGCCACCAATACCTGTAAAGTTCTGAACTGTACCAATAACAGTACCAGCAACAGAAACAAGTTCACCAATACTCAAAGCACCAAAACTACCGAGACCAAGTTGCTGCATCATACCAAGACCAGCAGCCGCACTTCCAGAACCTATGCGAACACTATTCTCACCTTGAACAGGTATTGGTAATCCTGTAACGTGAGGTATCAAACCTAGAATATCAGGTGATGCCATATCTTTGATAGCGGCAATCGCTGGTATCTTCAAAGGACCTAGAAATACATTACTACCTGATAATGCTTGTAACGCACCTAAAAGATTATGACTGTTCAATCCACCTTCACCAGCAGGATTCAACATTTGAGCGCCGATGAAAATTGTATCAATGGGAATTGGAAGCGGTATAGATGCTGCTCCACACATTCTCAACATGCTGATAAGATGAATTGGAAATCCACTCATTTCTTTTTAGTTGATCCCTTTGGTCTGCCTCGACCACGTTTAACAGGAGTCTCTGCTTCTGCCTTGACTTCCTTAGCTTCTGGAATATTTATAACGACCATATTCTCTTTTGTAGTGATACCCGTAGAACCAAATCCACCCTGACGATTAGTCTTGTGTAGTGGTCGTGCTGGAGTTTCTTCTACTGTGTATTCTACATTCTTAACTAACTCAGCCTGTGCTACACGATCACCTTGACTAATTGTAACAGCATTACCAGAGATGTTATGAAGCATAACAAATGTTTCCTCAACATAGTCGGAATCAATAACACCTTCAGCATTAGCAAGAACGAGGCCCTGCTTTAGAGATGTGCCAGAACGAGCGTGGAGACGCACTGAATAGCCTTCTGGGATATCCATGATACAACCAGTAGGCACTAGAACACGCTCACCAGGAGCAATGCTAATAGCAGCGCCCATAGGTCTAGCGAATGGCTTATTCATATGTGTATATCCATTATAGTCTCGTTTGCCAGCACCTTGAAATGCTAGATCGAAACAAGCCGACTGTGCGGTCTGATGTTTTGGAATTGTAATGTTAGGATGCGTTTTCCAAATCTTCAATTTAGTCATAACGAACTCACTTTCTATTCTGTATCTGAAAACCTTTTCTTACCTAGTGAATACTTAGCAACCAAGTTCCACTCACCCTTTTCACCGTAAGAGATTATCTTAATACGGTTAAGAGGTGTTAATGGTTCTTCTGATTTGCTCTTATCAACTAGTGTGACCAATCCCCATTCAGCGAGAAGATTGGCAATGGTATTTCTTCTACCACGATCTTCTTCTGAAAAGTCTGTTGGTTTGCCATCAAGCATGAACATTTCTTTGAAATGAACAAGATAATAGTGACCTTGCTTATGTAGAATATGACATGATTGATATAATGTCTTATCCTTCTTGGACGCAACTCCAATACGTGTTAGCGTCTCTTTCACTTTAAGAAAGGCCTGAGGGTCCGGAAGTTTAACTTCCACGAACTCGTCTAGGTTTACTGTCATTTTTGCCACCTTTGTCTATTGCTTTTCTTATTTCTTCTTTTTGGGCATTACTCAGTAAAACCAGTGCCTCTTTAGCCTTCTCATATGAATAGTTATAGTATTCTTTTACGGCTTCTAGATCATCAATGGTTTCACGCTTTTCCCATTTACGAAAGGGGCGTTTATATCCCCTAATGGTATTTAGCAAATACTGATATTGAAGGGCCGCAGGCAAACCAGGCATTCGGTTCATTTCATTGACTTGTAGAATGCAATCATAGTGAAACGAGAGAGCCCGGTTCACTACGAAAGCATGATAGTCCTTTTCATTATCTAGGACATAGTTCTTATTGTGTAGAATTGATGGGATGATTTCTTTAAAGAGATCACTCATTTCATCTCACAATCTACCATAAGTTCGGTAAGACAAGCAACAAGATTTAGTTCTTGATCTGCAACAAACGCTGCTTGATATTGATACTTGGCAAGATTAACAACAGCCTGAGGAACACTCTCGGCTTTTAGATACACACACAGATTATCATAGATCGATCTAAAGATACGGCTCTGATCAATGTCAGAATTATTAACAACCCATTTACGCATGGTTGAAAAGTCTTTATCTTTAAGAGCCTTGATTAGATCATCAAGTTTCCTTACTGATTCAACTTGACTAAGAACACCAGCATCAATGTTTCCAGAAGTAGAATACCTTTGCAACTCGTTAAGAGTCCTACGATAATCCGGGAAGTATCGCTGGACAATCTTTCCCAATACATCTTTGTCATATGTAATACTTTCTTCGGTAAGAATGTTAGCCAGACGCTTAAACATCTGTGCTGCCATCTTTGCCTTTTCATCACCTTTCAAAGCAAAGTCAATGACGGAGCAGCGAGAATGTAAAGCATCAATCAAGCGGGCTTTAAAGTTGCAAGTAAAGATGAAAGAACAATTCTCACTAAACTCTTCAATCGCACCACGCAATCCAGCCTGTGCTTCTGGTGTAAGATAATCAGCCTCATCGAGAATGATAACCTTACGGCCGCCAGTCAATGAAACTGTAGAAGCATAACCTTTGATCTTTGTGCGAAGAGTATCGATGCCTCTTTCATCAGAACTATTGATGAATAGAAAATTACAACCAATCTCTTCACACATAGCTTTGGCGACTGTGGTTTTGCCACAGCCAGCCGTACCTGTTAGCATTAGATTAGGGATATCACCCTTTGTCACATAATCCTGAAACACTTTCTTCAAGCGATCAGGCAAAATACAATCCTCAATCTTGTGAGGACGGTATTTCTCAACATAAAGATATTCACTCATTCATTCCTCACCAATAAGTTCTACATCACTATCAGTTTCAATCCACAACTTAGCACCACATGGTCGTGGATTGTTTGGACGATAGACCATTCTTGATGGTCCTTTAATATCTACCTCCATACAGTAACGAACACTCTTACCACTTTGAACACGACAAACAGGTTTATTTTCATCTTTCTTTGCATTTTGTTGTATGATGTTTCTGTTTATGTGTATGATATATTTCACTATGAAGCCGTCTTTCTC